CGCCTTGCGCTCTGGAGCAGCCGGTAAGATCATTGGTCGATTTACCTGAATAGCTAATTTCTTCGTAACCATCCGACACGCCATCCGCAATAGCGCTAGTTCCTAAAGCTATAGTTCCGCTCGATGGAAAGTTGCTTGCATCAGCCAGGGTTATAGTGGTAACACTATTATTTATACCCGCATTTAATGTCCCTGTGTTCTGCCTAGTAATGTCTAGCCACGCGCTACCAGTCCATACTGCAATGTTGCTGATTCCAAATGCAAGCCAATGATATGTTCCGCCGTTGTCAAGGAACGGGAAAACATAGTACGCACCAAACGGAAGGGTAGCGAAAACCTCCTCATAACCAGCGCACTTCTTTACACCGTTATCGAGGAACCTGACGTTGTTACCATCGCTCCATACATTAGGTGGTAGTTGATACGGAGGTGTATCCCGTATAATCCCCACCTTTCCAAGGTCATTGATGGGTATTAACTGCATTATTCAGGCGGTGTGGGCCAAGTGATATTGAATGGATCAGATTGCGTAGTAACATCACGCAAAGACTGTCTATAGGTTTCCCATTCTGTTCTCTTTGGGGCATCCATTGGCACATCAGGAAGCACAGTCCAATCACATGACTGTAGTTTTTTATCCCTCTGGAACCTCACAATCTTCCATTGCTCAGGGTCCATCTGCGCCTGTACAGCAGACCAAGATGGTTTCTTTGAGGGGTCCATGAATGTGACATTACTGTTATATTCGCCTTCGTTGTCCATAGGAGGCTGAATACAAAAGTCAGCACCACCAGAGGCTTTGCTAATAGTATCACCCCAAAAGTTAATATTCATTCTTCAACCTCCAGACAGGTCATAGTGCCATACTTAAACGTAGTTCCGCCGTCATCCGCTTCATTCATCTTGCTCCATATATCGAAAGTATAGGTAGTTCCAGAATCAGGTGTTGGCCTATTACCCGGTATTACTTTCCAAGTTCTAGAAACACCCAATGAATTATCCCATGAGACACCGGTCCCCTCCCCAACATCATCCGTAAATGCCCATAAAATATCTGACGTAGTACCTGCTATTTTCGCTGCCCCAGCAGAGTCTCGCAACTCTACCCATGCTTGTATGGCACTCGCATGCTCAAAATTAAAGGCGTAGTTAAGATTACCGTTGTAGGTTATATAAAATGTGCTTGATGTAGATACTGCGGTATGGGTAATTGTTTGGGCAGTATCTGCGTAAGATTCAGTTCTCATATAAGAACTAGCCACTGGTATATTATGGGTAACCTTTAGCAACCTGCTACCCTCAGAAGCCAGTAATATTATCCACGCATCATTGGCCTCATTACGGATTTTAATCAGGTTGTCTGTGGTATCAAACCAAATCAAACCTGCGGATGTGGACGAAGGTTCGGTAGCTTTCGTATGTATCCCATTTATCGCTGCGTCTGCATTAGGCAGGGATGCCTTTAGAACAGTTTTGATGAGGCGTAAATGATCGTCGCCCTGACTGATCGCGTCAGTTCCAGGCGGATTTGCAGATACGAGTCCGCTAATGAATGATGCGCTTTCTAGTGCCATAATTTATGCCTTTGGGTACTTAGCCTTAATCTCAGCAACCTTTACTTGCCATGCCTCAAGACCGTTTTCTGTAATAAACTCTAGTTGATCTGTCGCAGAACCATAAGATAGTTGACGATTTTCCAACCATGTATTCTCTATTAAATTCCATTTCTGTTTCCAAACATCACTAACCAGTTCTGGTAAGACAGGCTCTGCTCTGTAACCCTCCTGTACGGGACGCTCTGTTTCTTCGATATCATCTGTAGAAACGGTAGACGGGCCTTTAGGAATGAGTTTCCAACTTTGCGACCAAATACCATTGCTAAAAGACGGAGTTTCCTCAGAGGCGTTCCATCCCTTTCGAGAAGGTCGTTCAGTATCTACAACCTTTGCAACATTAAAATCAGATAACATATCTTCTCTTTGAAAAAAATCTCTTGGAAACGATGTACTTTTATTATCCTTCTTTAGTTGATTAAAACTATAGGGATATACTTCTACAATCCCATTTTGTATTTTTGCATAATTCATTGTTTGTTCCTATTAAGAAATTTGCGCCGTGTTTACTCCACCCTCACCACCGCGATTTCCAGTTGGACCAGTTCCACCGGTTGATCCAGAGTGTGGCCCGGCATTAGCCTCGATATCACCAGAATTACTCAGTGTGCCAGCATATAGAACTTGGACAGCACCGCCGCCGCCGGCACCAGCACCCGTAGAAATTGACCAATCACCGTGACCTTTTGCACCATTTGCTTGAACCGAACCTCCCGATGCGATTGTTAAATCACCGCTTACGATGAGCCATATCAATCCGGCGCAACCACTTTCCCCTACATAAGTTGCGCTTCCTGCGGGGTTCCCGCACCCGGAACTATTACCGGAACTACCTGCACCAGCACCACCTCGTCCACCAAAATCGACACCTGAACCACCAGTGCTGCCTAGGCCTGAACCACCGGCAGTGCCACCGCAGAAACAACCAGCATCTCCACCATAACTATAACCAGCGCCGGAGACGGCACCACCACTTCCCCCGGCGGCGGTCTGGACTGTCGCCCCACCGGTTGTTCCATTGTCTGGTCGACCATTAGCAGCAATACCCACCGTGCCAAGTTTGCTGATAGTAAATATTGTGCCGTCTGAACTGATATCATCTTGGTTCGCAAGGGCCGCTATTACTGCATCTCCCGCCCCATCAAATCCACTACCATCATTTGTAAAAGAGTCAGAACCACTAGCCGTAAACAAACCAATTTGCAACCCACTAGCCCCAACAGCACTTGCATCAGAACCACCAGAAGCAGTGGGATCGGAATAACCACCTCTGGACGTCATAGACAACGAACCATTTATAATGCAATCTCCATCAACATAGATGAGAATTCCCCTAGTTGGTTGGTCAGTGGTTAAAGTAACACTTGCATCAATAGTTAAATCATTGAAATTTCCAACCCACATATCGCCATCGTAGGAACCACTCTTACTTAGTACAGTTGTTTCATAACAAGCAGATGAATTAGGAACACGCGCCCCGTATGAACTGCTTCCGGGGCCACCAGCTTCACTACCCGTAGTTAAAACAGTATCTATAGCTACAGTATCGCTCGTCTGGGTTATAGCAGATGCCCCAAACTGACAATTTCCTAAAGAGCCATCCCCGAAATAATTTGAAACAGCGCCACCAGCCGCACCCATTAACCCCGCTTTTTCTGCACCTAAAGGCATAATCTATCTCCTTAACCCATTGCCAGTCCAGCCGCAAAGCCGTACCATATGGCCCCACCGTCTATTGTAGTGAAAGTTAAAACATCTACACCAGAAGATGTAAGAGTAGGTGCAGTAGCCGCCGCCCAATCTACTTCTGTTGGCCAGACCACAGTTTGTGATCCGCCATTAGTTAGGATTAAAGTGAAAGAGCAGGAATTTGCAGAGGCCGAAGGATTTGTAAATGTAAAAGTCTGTGTTCCGGTAGAGACCGTAGCAGATGCAACATTGCCAGCAGAGATATCAATTGCATCAGTACCACCACCAGTATCTCCTATGGCATTATGTGTTTCTGCATAATCAGTAAATCTTGGCCTTGTTATCGTCTCATCAGCACAAGCTATAGTCCCAGACATGGTTCCACCAGCTTTTGGCAACGCAGCATTCGCAACAGTAACGGTGTTTGTTATCTGTGTCTGGGCATTTGATGATAACGTGTTTATGTACTGAAACTCTGTACTTGTTACACTGCCGTTAGCAACCTTTGTAGCATCTATAGCTGCACTTGCATTGACATCCGCATCTACAATAGTGCCATCCGCTATCTTCGCAGATGTAACAGCGCTATCGGCAATGTCTGATGTATTCGCAATCGGGACTACTTTTCCTAGATATGGCATTACGTTATCTCCAGTATACTTAGAAAACACTCAAGGTCGCTATCAACACTGGCGGTAAAATGAATTTTATCCGCCGCCGCGAGGTTTACGGGTTTAGTAAGCACAAGCGTAGAATCTGCCGGAACCGGGATGGTTTTAGCGATGTGCATATAAGTTGAGCCACCATCAATAGTCGCTTTTATATTTACGTCTGCACTGTTAGTGCCGTCTATGTTGCTCACATAGATGGCGTTTACTATAGCAGCCGTACCACCGGGACAAGTGTAAACATCTGTACCCCCCGTAACCAAAGCCGCTCCTTTGTTTATAAATGTATTTGCCATCTCAGCCTCCTAAAGCAATCGCCATCGCAACCGCATTATCATTTACCCATGCGGCATCCGTGCCGTCTGTTCCCAGCAACTTACCACCGTTCCCAGACATATTGGGCATAATTGCAGTGGTAGAGGTTGAGGGGAAACTATTTTTAAGAACGGTTTTTAACATTCTCAAATGATCGTCTCCCTCCCCGACTGGGTCCCCCACCACGGGATTCGCGGCGACTAACTGTGTTACCCAACTAGCAGATTCTAATGCCATAATGCTATCCTATTATGCTGATGCAGCGGTTAGTGTTACGGTAATCTCAAGCGTATCCCCCGAAATTACTGCACGAGAACTACCAAAATCAACTACCCCGTAAAGAGTTCCTGATGTTCCAGACTTTGTATTACTAGTGGTCAAGAACGCGCCAAATATAGTGGTGGTTCCGTTTATTGAGAAGGTTGCTTTACTTGCACTGTTATCAACACTACCGGCTGATGGGGTTCCCAATGTAAGGGTCTGTCGTACACTTTCAGAGTAAGTTACATTTACAGCCCAAGAACTGTGAGAGGACATTGTATCCGCAGCTAATGCTGTGCCTGTGCTTTTCAGACCGACATACCAAGCTGCTGTATAAGATGACCCCTTAAAATACTTGTTAAGTAAATCGTTCAAACCCTCAGTAACAATTAAGTTGTCATTTAGTTCCCGCCATTTTTCCTTGCCATCAGAACCCTTGCACACAACTTCCCAAGTATTCTTCAGACGCAGATCGACTGTTTTGTCTTCTTTCATTTTCAGACCTCCGTCTGCTGTCATTCCATTAGTTAAGTTTATCAATTT